AGCCGCAGCCGCTCTGTTTAGCTGCCCCATTACAGCTCCGGGTGCTGAAGCGAATGCAATGCCTCTTTCTAAGTTTTGTGGCTGCAATCCGAAATACTTGCCGCCACGCATAACCGCGTTTAATGGCACGTTGTTAACGGAAGTGACAGTTTCCAACCCGCTGCGTGATGTATCGGACATCCCCGTGATGAATGGCCTGTCTATTAAATCTTCCGCACCTATAATTGGTGCAGAGCTGACCAAAGGATCAGTCATTTCGACAACCATTTCGTTCACAGACCGCGGATCACCAACCCTCATCAAAAGCTCAGTGTCTCTGGTTACCTCTGGGATAGGTCCACCAAATTGCCTCTCCAACTCATTACGCAACGCAGAACCTGCAGCAATCCCTGTACCTGTCCTTCCGCCGCTGTATAACGCTGTGGGAGACGATGTTTTCTCTATTAGGACACCAGCCTGCCCTATCTTCTCTGGCAGGTTACTTATGGTGAAACCTTCACCCAATTGAGCCTGCATGTAGTCCCTGAGCTCTGGCTGAGTGAAGCCCTTCTGATAAGTGTCCGCAGTAGTGATGATGGACATAGGCTCTCTGCCCGGAGTGCCTTTTGCGTTCAACACGTCTCTGCCGCGAGTGGTGACAACAGCCCTGCCTCCGGGAGCCAAAACCCTACCAATATCAGCAACCGCCTGATCCCTGACATCTCTGGGCATTACGTTCAGCACGTTGAGAGATGTTAGGTTATCGTAAGATTCATCCGGAATATCTGCCGCGCTGGAGTATGTCGGACTGAATCCTTCTCGCGGATACGGCTCAAAAGTGTCTGCCCCTATCTCCGCCGCGCCTTGACCTCTTCCGGCCCCGAAGTCTAGCGTCCTACCCTCACCGAGCACGTTTCTGGCTTTTTGATAACTCGGCAGCGTTGAAGCTCCAAGCTGAGTGCGTTGAGCATTTGCTAACGGAGGCATTCTAACGCCAGAGCCCATCACAGCGCCTTCAGCTGGGTTACCGCCAAACATCGTGATGGTAGGGTCAAACGCTACGGTCCTTCCCGTCTCAGGATCAAAGTATTCACCGCCTGATGCTGCAGCCCTTGCCTGCTCGGACATATACTCAGCACTGCCAAACAAAGCATCCCGGAGACTTGAGCCTACGCCCTGCATAGCTTCTATCTGCTCGTCTGGGCCTCTCAGGCCAAAGAATGACGGAGCCTCATACAGAATATCGCCTAGCGCGGAAAGGCTTCTACGGACCGGAGAATAGCTAGGATCGTACTCAACAGGACCATACTCAGCAGGGATTGTCTCGGTGATGTACTCAACGCCAGTAGGGCCAGCACCAAAGCCCACAACCTCAGTGGATTCTGGGCGGATAATCTCCCGGCGCTCACCCGAAAGAAACTGAGAGAACGGACCTAGCCCGCCGTACATATACTGGCGCTTGTTGATTTCTTCCTGTACGAGCTCTTGGTCTGTCTTAGCCACCGCCTGCAATCCTCATCAGGTCCATATCAGACATCATTGCAATCCGGGCTCTACGCTCTTGTTCGTCCGCCATATCTGCCATCTGCTCTTGATTGTCTAACTGATCGCCGAATGCCTTGATGTTCGTGTGATCTATCGTAGCGCCAGCCTTCTCGGCCTCTACCTGCGCCTTGATGCGATTGGTCTGAGCATTGAATACATCAACCTGCGTCTTCGCCTGCTCGGCTACCAGCTCGTTCTGATCGTTCTGGGCCTGTAGCTGTATCTTCAGCGTCTCGTTCTGGACCTTCTGGGCATCTATCTGAGTCTTCATCATGTCAGCCTGAGCCTTGATCTGTTCTGCCTGCGCGAGCACCATAGCGGGATCAGGAGCCTGTCCTTGTCCCTGCGCCTGCATCTTAGCTGCCATCTCCTGCAGCTCCTCCTCAGTCATTTGAGATTGAGGAATCAAACCTTGAGCAATCATCTGCATGCGCTTGCGCTCTGCGATTTGAGAGGCGGCTGGCGTGGAGATGTTCTGGAGCAACAGGTCACCAGCGATCTGCATCAGAGTCGGATCGGTTTGAGCCAGTGTCGTAATGGCCTCAATGGTCTCCTGCTGACGGTTGCGGAAGCTGGGACCAGCTCGACAGGTAACGTCATAGGTTCCAACTTGCAGATCATTGACGGTGACAATCTCGCCTGTAGCGTTGTCAATAACCTTCTGATTGATCGGGACCATATCATAGGACTCATCCTCCCGGAGTATCCTTACCTGACGCTCTGTGTCGTACACCATAGGGATTGCATCCTTCAGGAGCCTTCCTGTGGCCGCTACAGCGATTTCTATGCTGCGGCTGTACTTGAACGTGCTGTTTGTCCCGCGGTCCTGTAGCTGCTTGATAGCGACTCCAGATTGGAGCCCGGGATTGTCACCCATATTGGCAGCAAACATACCAGCCGTCTGACCAATGATGCCGCGCATTGCCTCGGAGATAGTCCGTAGGCCCGGATTGATCTGGGCTCCGCCCTGCTGTTGTGGCACGGCAGGAGACTCTGGGTCTACGTTGTAGAATTGTACTGGGTCAGCATTGGTGTTCAGCGTCTGGAGCTGCTTCTCATGACCACTAGCCTGAGCCATTGTCATCCAGTATTTAGCTCTCGGCGCCAGCGCCCCTTCCTCAATCTCCCGAGACACGCTGTAGTTCATCACCCGCTGCGGATCAAGCAGCTTCTCTACCACGCCCCAGTAGATTGTCTTGTTCTCGAATATCTTGAAGTTCGCATAAGCCGGGACCACTGGGATGCGGCAAAATACGGTCTCCTTCTTCTCTTCAAGGAAGTCTTTCGCATCAAAGTACCTACTGCATACATAGTGCTTCTTGCGGGTTCGGCGCTTCACCTCAGTCACGCCAATGGCAGCGAGATCATCCACTACCTTCTCGAAGTCCTCATTGACCTCATGAACCTGACCGTTGGACATCATGACCAGCTCGCGGTCTTCTGACTCAAGATATAGAAACTCACCAACCACAATGACTTCAGCCTTGTCGTAATAGGCTTCGCCCTCACGGTCATCATCTACGCTCTCAGCAGAGCCCTCGGGCCATCTGGCCTCATACTCATCCTTTGACATTGGATGCAGCACAAACGCATAGCGGCTGTCTGACTTGTCCTGATTCTCTGCTGCGGGATCAAACCACACCCGGTCCACGAAGTTACCGATATGCTCAATGGCTAGGTCTTGGTCAAAGCTGTTGTCATCAACGTACTTCTGGACCACGCGCCAGCCATCCATGCCGCCAATCACCATATTCCGTGCGGACTGTGCGTAAACTGTCTTAGCGTTGGATAGCTGCTCAATGTTGCGGATAATGCCGTCATAGGCCATCGCAATGTCTTTGGTTGCGTTGCCGCCAGCCGGTGACACGCGGATATCGTAGTCGCTCTGCTCTATCTCAGAGGCAACCTGATCCACGATAGGATTAACCATATCAAACGTATAACGTGGCTTGGATTCGTTTGAGTTCCACCAGTAGGGCTCCCACTGGCCGTCTCGCTTATCCAAGAACAAGTGCGCCTCTCTGACGCGCTCCCGGTTGTCCTTGTCCGCCATCTGACACTTGCTCAGCAGGTCTATAACGTCCTGATGATCTTCATAATCAGCCTTGTAACTAAGGTCAGCTTCCGCTGCGCCCCGGCTGTCTAGCTCTTTGCCATCGTCATACTCAGCCATATTGCTTCCATCCTGAGAAGTTTATCTCTACAGGTTTGACAGTGTTAATCTTTGGCGAGTGCATCGACATCATAAGAGCATCGCCCATATTCGGTGAAGGTATTGAGTAGGGCTTCTTCGCCATCTCTACCTTGCTCAAAATCTGTATCTTACCACTATTTGAGCGTTTCAAAGGGATTCTGCACACTTCGGATCGTAATTGTTCAATGTTGTCAATATCTGATGAAAGGCTTATGAGCTCTTCCGGGTTGATGTACTGCCCCTTCTCAACCGCCCGGTACGTTGCCTCGAACCTATCCCGCAGGGTCCACCACATCTGAGCTCGCTTATTGAAGAAGGTCTCCCGGTTAGTCTTAGCCCTCTGGCTACCGCCTAGCGTGTACGGCATCTCCGGGTCATACGGAGATTCGGAGCCCTTGAACATATGGTACTCAATCTTTTTGCCATCGAGCGCCTGATCTACCTGACGCTTCAGGCTGATCCCTAGACCGTCACAGTCCCAGATGAAGTGATCCGCCTGAGCTGCTATCGCCTTCTCTAACGCCCAATCCATACCCTCGTTGGCATCACCTGTTACTTTTTCACACACATCTAGGATCACGTTA